CGCGTTCAACCACCAGCTCCGAGCGGCGAATCGAATCGCGTTCGCACGCGATCATCTCCCGTTTGGTGGGGTGCTGATCGGCGCGACCAAGCTCCTCCGCGACGACGCGGCCGGGCTGTACGGCGAATGGCGCGTCAGCCGTACAGCGATGGGGGACGAGACTCTCGAGCTCGTCCGCGACGGTGCGCTCCGTGAGCTCTCGGTCGGGTTCAAGGAACGCCGTAACCGGATGGTCGCGGACTCCGGCGGGCCGATCACCGAGCGGATAAAGGCGGACGCTTCGGAGGTCGCGGTTGTGATGGCCGGCGCGTACGGCCGGCAAGGCGCGGTGATGACCGGGGTTCGCTCGCTCGAGCTGCCGGACTATGACCCGCCGGCGGAGCTCGAGGATGAGGACCCGCGGGAGGCCGCGCTCCGCTCGCTGGATCTGACGCGCGAGATTCTCGCCAACTGGCGGCCGCTCCCGTTGCCCTGATCTACCATCGGTGCCGTAGGCGTACGGCACCCCCGCACTTCCGGTGATGACACCCCCGGCCCGTCTCTCGAGGCGGGCCGGGCACCCCACCCGGTAGGGGACGGGCACCCCGACGTGTGACCAATCCACGACACGGGAGACCGAAGTGAACCCCTACCTCAAGGCGAAGCGCGCGCAGTACGAATCCCTCCGGAAGTCGATCGAGGGCATCCAGACCCGCGCTCAGGAGCACGACAACGGCGACGGCACCAAGGGCCGGGCGCTCAACGAGCAGGAGGAGACGCTCGTCCGCGAGCAGAACACCAACGCTCAGAAGCTGTTCGAGGAGATCGAGGACCTCACCAAGATCGAACAGCGCAACCGCAAGATGGACGAGCTCGCCGGCGATCTGCTGACGAACGAGGAGCGCTCCCGCTCGCTCGGTGGCGGCACCTCGAGCACCCGCGCACAGGACCGCGACCCCGGCCACTACCGGAGCGCGAAGGACGGCGGACAGCACTCGTTCTTCAGCGACCTCTATCGGTCCCGCGTCAACAAGGACGAGGTGTCCGCACAGCGTCTCTCGGAGCACATGCGTGCGCTCGACACCGGCGGCGAGGGCGTCGGTATCGTCCCGCCGAAGTGGCTCACGGACGAGTTCGAGACGCTCGCGCGGCAGGGCCGGCGGATCGCGAACGCGGTCCGGAACATCCCGCTCGGGGACGACCCGCGGCCGATCACGCTCCCGCGGCAGACCGCCGGCACCGATGCCGTGGTCGCGGAGCAGGCCAACGAGAACGACCCGGTAGGCGGGGCCGACGCGTGGGACTCGGATGTCCACGTGGTCACCCCGAAGCCGACCGCGGGCAAGCAGACCGTGAGCCGGCAGATGATCGACATGTCCACCCCCGCGGTGGACCAGCTCATCTACGGCGATCTGATCGAGGTCTACGACGACAAGGTGGAGCTCAAGGTCGCGGCCGCGATCGTGGCCGGTGCCGGCGCGGCGAACGGCACGTTCGCCAACGAGGCGGCGTTCGAGGCGGCCAACGGCGGAGCGGCCTACGATGCGGCGATCGATCTTCAGATCGCGGTCCGTCAGGCCCGCAAGCGTCCGGCCGACCTCATGTGGATGACGGTCCGCCGGTACGGCGAACACCTCAAGCTGAAGGACTCCACCGGGCGGCCGCTGGTGCCGGGTGACTCCGGGGGCCTGATGAACATCATGGGTGTGGGCGAGGTCGCGATCGATGGCCGGTTCGCCGGTCTGCCGATCGTGGCATCGGACGGGTTCGGCACCACGGCGTACCCCGAGTCGTACGGCGTGATGAAGGCCGGCGACACGGTGCTGTTCGAGTCCAGCCTCTTGCGGTTCCGGTTCGAGGAGGTCTCCGGCCCGGAGTCGATCGTCCTCGGGATCTGGGGCTACACCGGCGTGATCGTCCGGCAGACCCCCGGCGCGGTCGGCACTCAGAGCAAGTCGGTTCGCCGGCAGGTCGTCACCGCGGCTGTCTGATCGGCTCGAGCGCACGGGAGGACGGCAACCATGCCTTGGAAACCCAACTACGTCACGGTGGCGGAGGCGAAGGGCTACCTTCGGATTCCGGCGGCCGACACGGAGGACGACGTTCGGTTGGGCCTGGACGTGGCGGCCGCCTCCCGTGCGATCGACCGCGCGACCAAGCGGCAGTTTGGCAAGCTCGCGGCCGCCGGCGAACGGTTCTACACCGCGCAGTACGACTGCGACCGCGGGTGGTTCGTGACGATCGATGACCTCCAGGACCTCACCGGTCTCGTGGTCACCTCGAACGCGACGGCGATCACGGACTACCGGCCGGCCCCGCTCAACGCGGCGGGCGAGGGCAAGCCGTACACCGAGCTGGTGTTCGGCTCCACGGTCCGGCCGGCCACGTCGTACGGCGGGGTGAGCGTGCTCGCGGCGTTCGGGTGGAACGCGGTCCCGGACACGATCAAGGACGCGGCGCTCCTCCAGACCGCGCGGTTCTTCAAGCGCTCCGATGCCCCGTTCGGGGTGGCCGGGTCGCCGGAGTCCGGCTCGGAGATGCGGCTCCTCGCGAAGGTGGACCCGGACGTTGCGGTGATGGTGGCCGACTACGTACGCCGGTGGTGGTCCGCGTGAATCTCGATGACGTGATGACAGAGATTGCGGAGCGGCTCGACACGATCCCGAAGCTCCGGGTGAGTGACCACCCGGTGGACGCGATCACCCCACCGCACGCGATCGTGTCTCTCCCGCAGATCACGTTCGACATGACGTACGGCCGCGGCTCTGACCGGTACGCGTTGCCGGTGGTCCTGGCGGTCGGCAAGGTGTCTGATCGGGCGGCACGGGCGAACCTCGCGCCGTTCGTGGCCGGTGACGGGGCGAGCTCGGTGAAAGCCGTGCTCGAGGACGAGAGCACCCCCTACGTCTCGTTCTACACGCTCCGCGTCCAGACAGTGGAGTTCGACGTGATCGCGTGGGGTGCGATCGAGTACCTAACCGCCTCGTTCGTCCTAGACATCACCGGAGCAGGAGCAAGCTGATGGCACACGTGCACGGCAAGAAAACCGTGATCAAGGTCGGTGCGACCGACCTCTCCCAGTACGTCAACACCTCGGAGCTCACCGAAGGTGCCGATACCCACGACGTGACCACGTACGGGAACGACGCTCACCGCTACGACGGTGGGCTCCTGGACAACAAATTCACGATGGCCGGGGTGTACGACTCCACGGCCGGCACCGGCCCGCGGGCGACCCTCAAGCCGCTCCGGGGGCTCAAGGCGGCGATCATCCGTCAGCCGGAGGGCACCGGCTCGGGGCTCCCACAGGACTCGTTCTCCGCGGTGCTCAACTCCTACGTGGAGACCTCACCCACGGCGGATATGGTCGCGTGGTCAACGGAATGGACCATCGACGGCGAGGTGGACGACACCGCTCAGGCCGTCTGAGCAACAGGAGGTAGGACCGATGGGTGATGTGGATCTGAAGAACGCGCTCCTCGCGGGCGACCCGGAGGCGGTGGACGAGACCGCCACGATCCCGACTCACGCCGGGGATGTGGTGGTCCGTCCGCTCAGCCGCGCGGAGGTGCTCGCACTGAAGGCGGAGCGGGCGGCAGGGATGACCCTCGCGGAGTTCGAGGCGCACATGGTCTCGAGCGCTCTGGTGTCGCCGGAGATGGCCGCGGCGGAGGTGCAACGCTGGCAGGCCGCGGACAAGGCCGGCGGGGCGCTCGAGGACGTGTCGCGCAAGATCGAGGAGATTTCGGGCCTCCGGGCGGGGGCCGACAAAAGCGGCGTATCTGCTCCTAGCAAGTAGTCCGGAGCTCGAGTTCGAGCACTACCTCGCGGTGAAGCTGGGGCGCACTGTTGCGGAGTTGCGGCGCACGATGAGCCACGCGGAATTCCTCCGGTGGAACATGTACTACGCGCGGATAGCGCAACAACAGGAGCTCGAGAGGCTCAAGCGAGGGGGCTGATCCCATGCCGGACGCGATCAGGATTACCGGGCTCAACGAGTTTGTCCGGGGCCTGAAACGGATCAACTCGGACATACCCAAGATCCTCCGGGTCGCGTTCAACGAGGCCGGCGGGACGATCGTCACAGAGGCCCGCGCCGGGGTGCCGTCCAAGACGGGCCGGGCGCGGGCCTCTGTGCGAGCTCAGTCCACACAGAAGGCGTTCCGGATCACTGGCGGCTCGAAGCGGGTGCCGTACTACCCGTGGTTGGACTTCGGCGGCACCACCCCGCGCGGTGGCCGGCGGCCGTTCCTGAAGGACGGGCGCTACATCTACGCGTCGTACTTCAAGCATCGGGACGAGCTCGGTGTTCTCCTAGAGGCAGCACTGATCGACGCGGCTCGAGCCGCTGGCGTG